GAGGGCGAGCAGGCAGAAGAAGGCAGCGAACAGCTGCTGGCCGGCAAGTACAAGTCCGTCGAGGACCTGGAGAAGGCCTACCAAGAAGCACAGCGCAAGCTGAGCCAGCGTGGTCAGGCTGAAGAAACTGAGGAAGAGGCCGAAGAGGCCAGCGACTCCGAGGAGGAGAAACCTCAGGCCGGCAACGCCAAGGAGATCTACGGCGACTTCATTGGTTCTCGCCTTGAAGAGCACGAGATCGACTTCTCGGAGATGAACACCCGCTGGCAGCAGACGGGTCAGCTCAGCTCCGAGGACTACAGCCAGCTGCAGGAAGCCGGCTTCAGCCAGGAAATGGTTGACGCCTACCTGTCGGGCCTCCAGTACAAGGCCGCCCAGGACACGGCCCTGACGGTCAAGGAGATCACCGCCATCAAGCAGGAGTACGGCGGCGACAGGGGCTACTCCGAAATGCTGGAGTGGGCAGCGGACAACCTCAGCGAGGAGGAGATCAAGGGTTTCAACGAGATCGTGACTGGCAACAGCACGATGGCAGCGGTGCGCATGGCCATCTCCGGTCTGCATGCCAAGTACACGGCCAAGGCTGGCATTGAGCCCAAGCTGATTGGTGGCCGGGCAACCAAGACATCGACCGACCGGTTTGAGTCCACCGCTCAACTGGTCGAGGCGATGAAGGATCCCCGGTACCAGGCCGACCCTGCGTATCGCCGGAAGATCGAGGACAAGCTGTCCCGCTCGTCTATCTTTTGATCGCATCATGGCTTCGCTGCCCCATGCCCTGCCAGGCGTGGGGTTTTTTCTTGCCTTGCGCTGTGCCTACACTCTGTGTACCTAGACCCGCTCACTGAAGCGATGGCCCTCCGCGGAGGACACCCAGAGTGAAGGGGAGATAGAGGTCGGGGATTCAACCCAACTTCTCTAGGAGTACAGCAATGGCTGCCCCTAATTTTGACGCTTCGCGTCTTGGCCTCATCAATAACGCCGGTGGCGGCACCTGGGCTGGCGATAACGCCATGTTCCTCCAGGTCTTCGCCGGTGAAGTCCTGACCGCCTTCCGCAAGGCGACCATCTTCGAGTCCCTTCACAGCGTTCGGACGATTGCCTCCGGCAAATCGGCCAGCTTCCCGATCATTGGCCTCAACAGCGCTGCCTACCACACTCCCGGCAACATGCTGATCGGGAACCAGGTCAAGCACGCTGAAGCGGTCATCAAGATCGACGACAAGCTGGTGTCGAACGTCTTCATCGCGGACATCGATGAAGCCAAGAACCACTACGACGTGCGTGCCCCCTACTCCACCGAGATGGGCAACGCTCTCGCCTACACGTTCGACAAGAACGTGGCCGCGATGATCGCCAAGGCCGCTCGTACCGCCACCAACTTCAACACCGACCTGCCTGGTGGCACCCGCATCAAGATCGTGGCTGCTTCCAAGTCCGCGATCACCGGTGCTCAGCTGGCCACTGCACTGTTCAGTGCAGCCCAGAAGATGGACGAGAACAACCTGCCCGAGAACGACCGCTACTGCGTGCTCGCTCCGGCCGAGTACTACAAGCTCGTCCAAGAGACCAACGTGATCAACCGCGATTGGGGCGGCGCCGGCGCTTATGCCGACGGCACCGTGCTGAAGGTGGCTGGCATCACCATCCAGAAGTCGAACCACTTGCCCACCACCAACCGTTCCACGGCCAGCGGTGAGCAGAACGACTACAGCGCCAACTACACCGACTCGGTGGCCCTTGCCTTCAACAAGATGGCAGTGGGTACGGTGAAGCTGATGGACCTGCGCATGGAGCAAACCGGCTCTGACGTGCATGCCCTCTGGCAAGGCACCTTCATGGTCGCTTCGATGGCACTGGGTACCAACATCCTGCGCCCCGACTGCGCCGTGGAGATCTACACCGCCACCAGCTGACGGTTCGCCCTGGGGCCCTTCGGGGCCCCTTCCCTTTTACGAGTTGACCCATGACCCTGTCTCGCACCAGCTACCTGGAAGCGATCAACCGCATCCTCCAGATGATGGGCGAGGCGCCCGTGAACAGCCTGAACGGTCAGTTTGGACTGGCTCAGCAGGCAGAGGAGATGCTCAAGGACATCAGCCGCAAGCTGCAGACAGACGGCTGGTCGTTCAACACGGACTACGAGCGCGACATGATTCCCGACGCGATCACCAAGGAGGTGGCGGTTGGGGTAAACGTCAGTCGGGTGGTGGTCGACATCTACAACTACCCGTCCCTGGACGTGGTCCAGCGCGGCAACAGGCTCTACGACCGCCGCGCTAACAGCTATCAGTTCGACCAGTCGTTCAAGGCTGACGTGACTTACCTGCTGGACTGGGAAGAGTTGCCGGAGCACGCCCGCCAGTACATCGTCGTCAAAGCCGGCCGCCACCTGCAGGAAGCAATCCTGGGCAGCGCTGACTTGAGCAAGATCAACATCACGGCGGAAGCCGAGGCGAGGGCCCTGTTCCTGGAGGAGGAGACCTACGTCAGTCAGAACAGCATGCTGCGTGGCAACCCGAACCACACGGCAGTATTCATGACCTACATGCCCAGCCGTGCCCTGCAGCGTTGAGCCATGCCTCTTGTCAGCAGCTCCATCCCCAATCTGATCAATGGGGTCAGTCAGCAGCCGGCTGCCTTGCGCCTGGCCTCCCAGGCCGAGCAGGTCGTCAATTGCTTCCCAAGCCCTGTCGAAGGGCTGAAGAAGCGGCCACCGGCCTATAACGTTGGCAGGCTTTTTGCTGGCAGCGCCGGTGCCGGCCGCCCCTTCACCACCATCGTTGATCGGGACGGGGTGATTCAGTACCTGGTGATCATCCAGGACAACGCCATCAAAGTGTTCGGCCTGGATGGGTCGGTCAAGACTGTCGCCACGCCCGATGGCACCAGCTACTTGGACATTGCGGGTGAACCCAGCAACGTGTTCCGCGTTGCCTCGGTGGCGGACTACACCTTCATCGTGAACCGAGAGAAGACGGTGGCCATGGCGGCCGACCTGTCTCCCAACTGGGGCACCAAGTCCATGGTGTTCATCAAGGCGGCCGATTACTCCACCACCTACAGGGTCAACCTGAACGGCACCGAGGTCAGCTACACGACCCCTGCAATCGGCAGCGGCACTCCAGACACCGTCACCATTGCGAGCCAGCTGGCGGGGCTCCTGGCCACCACCAACGGCCTGAACCCGGTGGCCACCACCAAGACGACCAACTCATCGGGCACGACGACCACCGCTAACTTCGCGAGCACCACCGGCGTGGTGGTTGGTCAGTATCTGACAGATGCCGCCAATCACATTCCCAAGGGGGCCCGTGTCACGGCGGTCACCCCGACGCAAGTGACCTTCGCCCCGGCCGCTTCGGCTGCCGTCCAGAACAACGACGCCGTCACCTTCAGGACGGCCAATTACATCATCGTTGCCACGGACTACATCGTCCGCATCCAAAAGGCTGATGGTGGCGCCTACACCCTGTCCAGCAGCGACACCAAGACCTCAGAGAACACCGTTGCCATCAAGGGCTCGGTCAACGACATCACGAGCCTGCCGACCATTGCCGAGCACGGCTTTACGGTCAAGATCCAGGGCAGCAGGACCACCGGCGCTGACGACTACTACGTCAAGTTCGAGGCCGCGGCCGGTAGTGGCTTTGGCCCTGGCGTCTGGAGGGAGACCGTGGCCCCGGGCATCGTCTACAAGTTCGATGCCGCGACCATGCCCCATGTGCTGGTCCGCGAAAACAACGGCACTTTTACCTTCAAGAAGTTCGACTGGTCTGCCCGCATTGCCGGCGATGCCACCACGGCGCCTGAGCCCACCTTTGTTGGCAGCAAGATCCAGAACGTCAACCTGTTCCGCAACCGCCTGGCCCTACTGGCAGACGAGAACGTCATCTTGTCCGCTGCTGACAGCTACGACCGCTTCTGGCCTGAAAGCGTCCAGACGATTGTCGACAGCGATCCCATTGACCTGACGACCGGCGGCCGGGAGATCAACTTCCTAATCAGCAGCCTGGCCTTTGCCAATGTGCTGCTGCTGTTCAGTCGCCACGGCCAATTCCGCCTGGACAGCGGCACCAGCTCGGGCCTGGCCCTGACCCCTAAGTCGGCCACCATCACGCCGATCACCACCTTCGAGATGACAGACGACGTCGACCCTGTCGGGGTTGGCCGGACGATTTACTTCTCGGTGCCCAAGGGCGAGTTCACCGGCCTGCGGGAGTTCTTCCTGCCTGACGCCAGCGGCCCTGTCCCTTCTTCCGAGGAAGTGACGGCCTCGGTGCCGCGGTTTGTCCCGCAAAACCTGTGCAGCTTGATTGCCACCACATCCGAGGAGACGGTCCTGGCCATCAGCAAGGACCAGCCCAAACGGGTCTACCTTTACAAGTTCTACTTTCAGGGCGACACCAAGCTCCAGTCCGCCTGGTCTTACTGGGAGGTCAAAGGCGACAAGTCGATCATTGGGGCCGACTTGGTCGACAGCGACCTGTACCTGGTCGTCCAATACAGCGACGGCGTCTACCTGGAAAAGGTGATTATGCGC